GCCCTGATCATGTACTCTCGACTCTCCCTAAAGGCTAGGAAGTCACACTGACCAGGATCTTTACAAGGGTTCTCCACAAACTGATGCTTTAAATAGGTTGCTCCCTGCCGTATCAACCATCCTCCATGAGTATCAGACACAAAGGTTAAGCCTGATCGAATATCTCGAATTGTTACGCCATAATACTTCTCGCAGAACGCTGCAAAACGATCCGCCGAGAAGTAACTTGCACTCAGACCTTCACCTTTATTATACAAGTGGTCATCTCCATACACTATTATTCTAACGGCATTATAGAGAGCCTCTTCTAATTCTTCCTTATGTTCATCAGGGGCCTGAAAAATGGTAACAACCCCAAAGAGAAAAAAGTACAAGGCCATTATCCAAGAATCCATATGAGAGGTATTATAACATCCTGACGGGACCTGTCCTCGGATCCAGGCCCACTCTTCTGCAAAGATTCGTGTCAAACGAGAGATCATGTTCCCTAAAAGCCACTTTACTATCTGTTTCTTTAATTCGTAATCGGGGCTACTCGGATCTTCATGAATTAGCATCGTCGAGTAGTACAAATTCACAAAGAATTCTAAAACTGTCTGATCATAATTCTTTGCATCACCTTCCTCAATTATTGGCTTTCTACAATTCAATTTGTTTACTGCTAACATCCTAGCCAATTTATCTGGGCCTCCCCTCGAATGAGAGTACCCTACCGAGACAACCCATCCTCGCTCCTTATCATGTCGAAATCTACTTATTATCTTCTCTCCGAGTATAAAAATGCTTGATGGTATAACAAATAGTCGAACTTTCTTTTTCCATGCCTCCCAATCTGCATCTGAGGTCTGCTTTGCCCATGAAAAGAAATTCTCATTCTTTGGAGTTACATTCCAATATACAGGAGGCTCTTCTCCTGTCCTCAAAAACTCCAAAATCGAATTTATATCCGATTGAAACGTATCACTCTTCTTACCCTTCGGGGAGATCTCTACTGGACAATCAAACCCCGGATCTGAAATAACAAACGACTTTCCAAAGTTTATTCCGTTACTGGCACCTAAGTACATACCATCTAACGAACCTAAAGAAATAATCGATGGATGCTTACCAAATTCGTGAATCCCCATTTTATGGTACAAAAGGTCCATTGCCTGCGGAACATGATCTTTTATAGACTCAAACGCTCCTGGAACTATTTGTGTCTTTCTATTCATGTTTAACACCGCATCTCCATACTTAAACGGGAACAATCCTGACATCGCTGAAACCACAAACGGTCTACCATTAACTGCCCCTGTCGAATTCCACACCGATGACTCCGGGCGAAGGATCATCGCCTGAAGACTATCCATTGGATCACTTCTGTGAGCTCCTTCTTCACCCCGCTCACAAGGGACCCACTCTTCCAACTCTCGCCCAAATGAATTAAATCCCAGTGACATACGCTTCACGTACTGTACTGGGGGGCGTGACCAAACTTTCTCTGATAAGTATCCCCAATTTATTAGGTGTCGGCGTCCATCCGGCAGCTGAAACTTACGCTTCAGATGTCGATAGTCCGCCTTCGCTAACGCTCGAATTACTCGAGCATCAACGCTTCCTAATTCTCGGGACTCTGGCCATCCTGATCGAAAAGGATGTGGAATCTTCACTGGAACCATTGTATTCTTTTTGCTTAGAGATAATTTAATTCGTTCTGCTTCTGAATCCCCATTAACGCG